GTCCGCAGCCGGTGACCGCAGCCTTGATTTCCGAAAGCAGGCTCAAATCTTCTCCACCTCCTCGTCCAGCTTCGCCTTCATGGCGTTGATACAAGCATTCCGGGAAGAGGAACGGGCCGGTTTTAAGAAGGGTTTTGCAGGCTGGCCGCTTTTGCCGTATTCCAGGATGGTGGCGATCTTGGCGTTACTGTCGCCGTCCGACCTTGGCTCGGAAAAGCCTACCTTCACATTGAAGTCCCCGTTCTTATCCTGCAGGGCGGGAGATGTGCCAAGGGAGCGGAGAAGCTCCCCGGTGCTTCTGGACTCATACTTCGTCCCGCTGCCGATAACCGCCTGCAGGTTGGAGCGCACCTTGTCCTCCACAACCTCCGCACCCGCCTCCAGCACCTTCGGGAGAATCTCATCGGTTTTATCCGCCAGCCGGGATACCTTCATCAGGAAATCATCCGGCATCCTCCATGTCGCTTTAGCCACCTGGTTTCACCTCCTGTACCAGTACTTCCAGATACATCCCCCTGCCTTTGATATCCTCCACCGAAGTAATCTCAAAGGTATGCCCGTCACAGAGGATGCGCATATCGGTTGTGACCGTAACGCCGGGTATCACGCGGAATTGAAAAAGGTCGGTGGCAGTGGAAAAGGATGCCATGTTGGCCCATTTCTCACTGCCGTGCCGGCCTTCCCGGTAAGCGCGTACCTCTGCCACGGTCACATCCGTTTCCGTCTTAAAGCCCTCATCATCCTGCGTGAACTGTTTTTCCACAATGGAGATGAAGGTGTTCATCTTTCCAAAGCTCATGTCACACCTTCCTCGTCGTCACAAACTCCATATCGCTCGTTTCCGTTGGGGCACGAAAAGCTCGCTCATTCCGTTGTTCCTCCTCTCCCCAAAAAGCCATACGGCTTTCCGGGGACCCCACTGGTGCTAAACGCACCAGTTTCGGTCGAGCCGAAGCAGAAGGTTGACCGTGTTCCAGACCTGCTGTGCCGCGTTTGTGTTATCAGCAAAGAATCCGCCCGTGGAACCGTCCCTGGACTCATAGAAATGCGATGCCAGCATGATCACCGCCTGTTCGGTGGTGGCCGGCATCGCATTCTCCGTGTAATAGCCCTCCTGGATATGCTGGTAGCTCTCCGCGTAGGAAACAGCGGCGGTGATGTAGCTCTGCAAAAGCGCGTCATCCACCGAATGTTCCAGAATCAGGTTTGCTTTGACTTTTTCCAGCAGAGTGTCCATCACCGCCGCCCCCTTCCTTAACTGGATGCCATCAGGTCCGCTGCCTTCAGCTTGGCCAGCAGGCCGTTGAAATCAGAAACCAGAGTGGAAACATCCTCCGCAACACTGTCTGCCTGGTTTGCCGCCTGGGGAACCTCGGCGGCGGGCAAACCGGTAACAGAAGCCCCCTCCTTGATTTCGAGGGTGCCTCCGATCACCCACTTATCGCCGCCCTGCTCCATGTAGTTCTTTAAAGCACCCTGTATTTCCTCTGGATTATCAAATGAAATAGTCTTAACCTCATCCAATGAAACAAATTCATATGACGGAATAATACCAGGCGTATTTCTACCCATATCATAGAACAATTTTGCTCTGGTAATCTTACCGCCACTTATTTGCCATCCATGCTTAGAAAGGTTATTAAAAATGTATGATTTACCAGTACCCTTAGGTGCCAGTTCTATCATATTAAGATTTGGTTCAACAAAAACAAGTAATCTGGTCAGAAACAATAATTTCTGATCCAACGACTCAAATGAAGTCGAATTAGGATTATACTCCATATTACTGATAAGGAAATCAACCCACTCTTCAAGATCAAAGTGTTCTCTTGCCTGGCAGTAATAATCAAAA